CCGACAAAGCTGTTTTTGTGACTTTCTTTAGCCTCGCCTTGTCCTGCTCCTCAAACATTTCTCTTTTCATCGTGCCCATCATCTACCCCTGACTGCCTTGGCGACCATTTCATCGAACCGTATCCGTATCAGTTCAGCCACTACCCCCTCGACTACCGCTTTCTCGACTGCCCTGACCTCTTTGGCTACGCCTTTTTGCACCTCGGCTACTGCCACCTCAACAATCGTTTTTTCTAGCATTTGTTTTACTTCCTCGAACTGACTTTTACTGAGCACACTACTGCCACCTAGCGTTTCCTCTAGCCTGACCTTGGCCTTGGTTCTCGGGCCCACGGCCACTCGTGCGTGTTCGGGGTTTACGCATAAGTTGTTATGGCAGGTTCTGAATATGCGGCCCGGGTTGTTGGCGGGGATGCGGTTGATGGTCTTAAAGACGTAGGTGGCGGCACTTCCGTTTTTGTAGCGGGCAACGTTGGTGTTCTTATCGACTGCGCCTTTCCAATTCCAGCAGTTGGTGTCGAAATCTGGAGCGGTGTTCTGATGAACCCAATCTGTAAAGATGTTTAGTTGCTCGGGGGTTTCGGGTAGCCCGCTTGCGGTGGGGTAGTTCGGCTCTTGGGTGACGTAGGGGGATTGCATGGTTGGAGTTCCTTTCGTTGGGGTGGGACAGTTTGGTGGGGGAAAAGTTCAAAAATGCACCAATGTGGCGCCTAATTTTTTGTATCTTATATTAATTTGTTGGAATCTTAATGAATGTTTTTGGCTTGAAAGCAGGTATCTTAATAAATTAAGAAAATTATGGGAAACTGATTCTGCATGGAAAGACGAAGGCGAATTAAACAATCAGCGCGAACGAATAACCGTACAAAACCATTGTTTAATTCGAGCAAAAAATTGTGGCCGGAAGCTACCCCCCAAAAAATATAAATTTAATAAGATATAGTAGTAGTAGTAGTATAGTATAGATAAGATATAATTAAATTAATATAAGATACAAAAAAATATCGTGAGTGCTCGCTCACGTAAAATCACATCGGTTATTTCCCCTGCGCGTGCTTGATTGCGCGTGGGCGAGAGAGCATATAGATACCCGTTCCTAGGGGAGGAAGAGGCCGTGGCGGGCCTGCCTGCGTGCCTGAATAGTCACATCGTTACTTTTGCCCGGAAGGCTATAGACGCAAAAAAGCCCGGGGGGTTAGCCCGGGCTGTACTACTGCCTAAGTTCTTTAGGCGTCTGCCTTAAGCAGTCTGTCTTCGAGGAAGGCTTCCTGCATCCGGTCCCAGAGTTGCTTAGTGGCGTGGCACTGACCCTCATCCGTCTTAAACAGATGGTTTTGGATCATCCGCGCGGCTTCTTCGATGAAGTTAAACTCTTCCTTCTTCTTGCCCGTCTCATCCTGAAACCCTGAAAGTTTTTTACAGGCATCAATTATCCGCTTCCACTTCTGGTTCGGGTTCTTTTCACCCCGGGCTTTGGCTCGGTTAATCGTGGTATCCCTGGCCCATGTAAAGAACTCAGTGGCTTCCTTGTTACCTGTACGGGTAACTTTGAGCATCCACTTCCGTCTAACTGCCGGATCCTTATCGCCCATGCTGATCAGGAACTCAGCGACACTACGAGCTGAAATCTCAGCCGCTTGATCTGCATCTAAATACTTATCGAGCAGTTGCTCATAGGGGGTTAAAGGAACCTGAACGGCTTCGGGGGAAATCACAGTTGTTACTTTTGCTTCGTTCGACATTTTTACTCTCCAAGTAAAACCGGGCCTGCCGGTACAGATGAAACAATTATTTGCTTCATAAGATATTAGAGTGCGATCCGGGTCATTAGTTCCGATCCGGGGAAAATCACAATGTGATTTTTGCGAGAGCGCGGCTGGATCTGGGCGAGAGAGCGCACTGATACCCGTTCCCTAGGGCGAAATCGGGCGGCATGGTGGCTGGCTGTTTGTGGACATAAAAAAACCCCGGAGGTTTAGTCCGGGGTGTTAAGGGAGACCTTACGGTCTAGGCATCGGCCTTGAGGCATCCATCTTCGATTGCCGCCTCTTGGAATGACTCCCAAAGACTTTTCAGGGCATGGCATTGGCCCTCGGCGGTCTTGAAGAGGTGGTTTTGCATCATGCGGCAAGCCTCTTCGATAAACTTGATCTCCTCTTTGCCGCCGCCGTTGCCGCCCTTTGAGATCTTAAGGCCTGCGGCCTCTTTGACCTCGTCCATGAAACGCTTAAGTTTCATGTTGACGTTAACCTCGCCTGCGGCCTTGGCCCGGTCTTTGACTTGGGTTGTGATCCAGTCATAGGCCAATTGGGCTGGCTTGTTGCCAGTACGCGAGGTCTTGAGGATCCAGCGCCGTTTGACGGTCTCGTCCTTGTCGAAGATCTCAAGGGCCATAAGGGCGGCCTTTTTGACCGCGCCTTTCTCTTTCTTGGCCGTATCCAGCCAAGAATCCAGCGCCGTTTGAAACGCGGTTAAGGGCACCGGGGTTTGCACGCCGATAGCGGCGGCGACTACGGTTTGCTCTGTCATTTGTGACTCTCCTGAAATGACGTTGCGGTCAGGCGGGATTGCCTGTCCTAGTCTTAGGACTGACTGAAAGGCGGTTTGTTCCCTGAGATATCACAACGTGACGAATGACGCGCCGCATGGCAGACAGGGCGAGAGAGCGCACAGATACCAGTTCTGCTGGGCAAATAAAAAACCCCGCGATGTTCTGCGGGGCCAACTTGGGAAAGGGTTACTGTAGTTTTATTACGACCACTTTGGTCATCATGTGGTAGCGGATATGCACTGAAGTGATGCCGTCCCGTATCAGATCCGGGGCTTGTTGCTTGTTGAGATACGTTCCGCCCGCGAACATGTCATGGATTACAAAGTCCTTGTTTGCATCCCAATCGGCTAGTGCCTTTGCCTTGCTTGGGTAATCCCTGCCGTATGCAGGTCCAATAGTGATTGATCGTGCCATGTCTTTATCGGGCGGGTTTCCCCGCCCGTCTCCGTTAGATTAGTCGATTGCCTTTACAAGGCGATTTAAAACGCGGATTGCCGCATAAGCCCGGATTAATTGCGTATGCGTATGCTCACGGCCCCGCACTTCCATTTCCAACCAGCCGATATCCTTTTCTAGGCCGCTAGAGATCTCCATGCAGTAGTGGCGGATTGCCTTTTCGCCCGTGTTGTAACGGTCCTGCAGGGCCGCTACAGCCTGCATCAGTTCGGCAATGGTGAATTGTGGTTCTGCTATTTTCACTTTGTTTTCTCCAAGTTAACGCCGGGAAAAATGTCCCGGTAATGCTGGGACTAGCGGGAAAGGCATTCGTTCCCCCCGCGACCCCACCTACCCCGTATCCCCCCCTCTGGCATCTGGCCTGGGACTCCGTCTGACACATTAATCCGCACGACCAATCCCCAACTTTTAAAAACCGGAACTTCGGTAACGCCGGTAACTTCTAATCTCTCCATAACATCTTTTCCACAGACCCACCCCCCTTCTTTTTATTTACCTCCCTACCCCGGGGTACCCACTTCTTCACATTTCCACTTAAGTTCTTTACACTCCCGGCTCATGCAGCTACTCGAACCCGAGGCGAATGTCGATATCCCACCTAGGGATTACGACTACAAAGATATTTATGAGAAGGCCAAAGTGGCCTGTCAGACGGCGCTCGCCCTAAATAAAATGGGGATGCCTATAGAAATGGATGAAGAGGACGATCTCTTCGCCAAACAGGTTATAACCCAAGAGGTTAAACCCACCACCAAACAAATATTTAAACCCGGGGTGGCAATTAAACTGGGCGCCATTCTCACAGAATACGACGTGCAGGTAGCCAGAGATGCTGCTCAACTACGCACGGTAGCTACAAATAAGCTAATCGAGATGCTTGATGATCCTGATCCCAAGGTCAAACTAAAGGCCGTGGAGATGATCGGAAAGATTGCAGACGTTGGGCTATTTGCGGAAAGAACCGAAATAACGATCATTAATAAGACCACCGAAGAGTTGGAAAAAGAATTGGTGGGGATGTTTAAAGACTATATTGATGTAGAGACCAAAGAGGTCACTAAAGTAGACGAGTTGATGGCCGAAGGTGTGCAGGACGTAGAAGAGATAAAAGAAGAGGCTGTAGAAGAGGTAGAAGTAGAAGAAGAAAAAACGGACGTGGAAGATAAATAATGGGTGCGTCAGAACTCACCCCCGAACTCCTACAACAAGTTCTACCCAAACTGCCGGTAGAAAAGCAGGCTGCTGCCAAACAGATCCTTGAGGAACTAAGCAAGCGCAAACGTAAAAACAAGGCTCAAGATAACTTTCTTGAGTTCGTAAACAACATGTGGGCGGGGTTCATACATGGACGACATCATGAAATTATGGCTCAAGCCTTTGAGCGAGTTGCAAGAGGTGAGCTTAAACGCCTTATCATTAACATGCCTCCTCGGCATACTAAATCTGAATTTGCTTCTTACCTTCTTCCCGCGTGGTTTCTCGGTAAATACCCCACAAAAAAGGTCATTCAGACCAGCCACACCGCCGAACTTGCAACTGATTTCGGGCGTAAGGTAAGAAACCTAGTAGATAGTGCAGAGTATAAAAACGTCTTTCCCAACGTCTCTTTGCAGTCAGACTCAAAGGCTGCAGGCCGCTGGAATACTTCTCACGGGGGCACTTACTTCGCTATCGGTGTGGGTGGTGCGGTTACCGGTAAAGGTGCAGACCTGCTAATTATTGACGACCCTCACAGTGAGCAAGAAGCCATTCTTGCCGAGGTAAATCCTGACATCTACGACAAGGTGTATGAGTGGTACTCCTCCGGTCCACGGCAGCGTTTGCAGCCAGGGGGCTCTATCGTCATGGTGATGACACGTTGGAGTAAACGCGATCTCACTGCACAGGTGGTTAAAGCAAGTATTCAGCGTGGAGGTGAAGAGTGGGAAGTGATAGAACTGCCCGCGATTCTTCCGTCTGGCAATCCGCTATGGCCGCAGTTTTGGTCGCTTGAAGAATTAAACGCGCTAAAAGACGAACTGCCGATTCACAAATGGAACGCTCAGTATATGCAGGCCCCCACAGGGGCAGAAGGAGCGTTGGTTAAACGTGAGTGGTGGCAGGTCTGGGAGCATGAGAAGCCTCCTAAGTGCGATTATATTATTCAGTCTTGGGATACTGCGTTTAGTAAAACCAGCCGTTCCGACTTCTCTGCGTGTATAACGCTGGGTATATTTCAGCCGGAAGATTCTCCCAATCCACAGATTATTCTGTTAGATGCGTTTAAAGAACGACTTGAGTTTCCAGAATTAAAAGAAAAAGCACTTGAGTTGTATAAAGAATATGAACCTGACTGCTGCATCATCGAAGCAAAAGCAGCAGGTGCTCCGTTGGTATACGAGCTAAGAAGCATGGGTATCCCCGTGCAGGACTACACGCCAAGCAGGGGCAACGACAAGATTACTCGGGTGAACTCAATAGCTGACATTTTTGCCTCAAACCTCATATATGCACCAGAAACAAGGTGGGCTGAGGAGGTCATTGAAGAGTTTGCTTCTTTCCCAGCAGGTGAGCACGACGACCTAGTGGACGCCATGACACAGGCTCTGATACGCTTTCGGCACGGCGGTTTAATACGCTTGCAGTCCGATGAGCCGGATGAGCCTATTGTTTTCAAATCGCGGCGTTCCAAGGGGTATTACTAAAAGGGCTAAAAGATGGCAATTGAAAAAGCGATAGCACAGGCTCCGGTTGGGTTAGATGAAGAACTCATGGGCGATGAGCCAGCCATAGAGATTGAGATCGAGGACCCAGAATCGGTAGAGATAAAAGCCGGGGGTCTAGAGATTGAGATAGCCAAAAATGGCGCAGGAGAAGGGATTGATGACTTCACTGCCAACCTTGCTGAACACTTAAATGATGGCACTTTGGGTGAGTTGGCTGGCGATCTCATGGAGAACTTCCAGACGGATAAAGACTCCCGCAAGGACTGGGAGAAGACTTACTTTAAAGGGCTGGAGCTACTGGGCTTACAGATCGAAGAGCGCATGGAGCCGTGGGAGGGAGCCTGCGGGGTATTCCACCCAGTCTTGGCTGAGGCTGTGGTTCGGTTCCAATCCGAGTCGATTATGGAGACTTTTCCGGCCTCTGGCCCGGTAAAAACCCAGATTATTGGCAAGATCACTAAAAAGAAAGAAGACGCTGCCTCCCGAGTTCGTGATGACATGAACTACCAACTCACGGTCAAGATGCCGGAGTATCGGGCAGAGCATGAGCGCATGCTCTGGTCGTTGGCCTTGGCTGGCTCGGCGTTTAAAAAGGTGTATTTTGACCCCAACCTTGAGCGTCAGGTCTCAGTATTTATTCCGGCAGAAGACTTTGTGGTCCCGTATGGCGCCTCAGATCTGCTGACTTGTGAGCGTTACACGCATGTGATGCGGAAAACGCCAAATGAGGTCAAAAAACTACAGATCGCGGGCTTTTATCGGGACGTAGAACTGCCTGAGCCTGAATATAACGACATCGAGCGCAGTGACATTAAGACCCAAGGCAATGAGGCAAGCCTCATTCATGACGACAGATATCAGATTTTGGAGATGCATGTCGATCTGGACATTGAGGACGACCCGTTGCGGGACGAAGACGGGATTGCCATTCCCTACGTTGTCACTATTGAGAAGCAAACTCAGACCATTTTGGCGATTCGGCGCAATTGGAACCCGGATGACAAGCTAAAAGCCAAGCGTTTGCACTTTGTTCACTATGTTTACATTCCCGGTTTTGGGTTTTATGGGTATGGGTTAATCCACCTAATCGGTGGTCATGCCAAATCCAGCACTTCTATACTTCGTCAACTGGTCGATGCGGGCACTTTATCTAACCTGCCGGGGGGTCTAAAGACCCGAGGACTACGGATTAAGGGTGATGACACCCCGATTAGCCCGGGAGAGTTCCGAGATGTGGACGTAGCAAGCGGAAAAATCAGCGAAAACATCGCATTTTTGCCGTACAAAGAGCCTTCGCAGGTCCTATTGCTACTTATGGACAAAATCGTTGAGCAAGGGCGCGGTCTTGCAGCCGTTTCTGAGCTTAAGATCACTGACGTAAACAAGGAAACACCGGTTGGGACCACTTTGGCCCTGCTGGAAAGATCTTTAAAGGTGATGTCAGCCGTCCAAGCACGGCTCCACGCCTCAATGAAGCAGGAATTTGGGCTTTTGGCCTCAATAATTGCTGAATTTGCCCCTGATGAGTACGAATATGAGCCGGAAGCTGACGATGGCGTGATCCCGGCGACCCGGGATGACTATGAAGTAACAGAAATCGTCCCTGTTTCGGACCCAAATGCGGCCACGATGAGCCAAAGGGTGGTGCAGTATCAAGCGGCAATCCAGTTAGCCCAAGGAGCACCTCAGTTATACGACATGGCGCAGTTGCACAGGCAGATGTTGGAGATTTTGGGTATCCGTAACGTGGCAAAACTTGTTCCCACAGACGAGGATGAGGTGCCCAAGGACCCGATTACCGAGAATATGAACGCGATTAACCTAAAACCGCTGAAAGCGTTCATTTATCAGGACCACGAGGCCCACATCAAGGTGCATACAAGCGCGATGCAGGACCCGCTGATGCAGCAGATGATCGGTCAAAACCCGAATGCACAAAGAATCTCCGGCGCTCTTCAGGCGCACGTAGCTGAACACTTGGCCTTTGCCTACCGTGCCCGTATGGAGCAGGCGATGGGTGTAACGCTGCCGCCGCCAGATATGAAGATGCCCGAGTCCTTTGAAGTTGAGTTGGCGCGTGTGGCGGCTCAGGCTGCTGAGGTCGTGTTGGGTCAGTCTAAGACTCAGGTTGCAGCCCAGCAGGCTCAGGCCGCTGCCAATGACCCGATCACCCAGATTCAGAAGCAGGAGTTGGCGATCAAACAGGCAGAAGTTGAGCGTAAAGCTAAGAAAGACGCACTGGACGCCGCAGCTAAAGCGGATCAGCTAGAGGTAGAGAAGGAGCGCATCATGGCTCAAGCCGAGGTTGATGGTGCGAGGATCGGTCTGGAGGCCGCCAAGGCTCGGGAAGAGCTTACCGGCAAGATGGAGGCCGAAGGGGTACGTCTAGGGGTAGACATACGAAGGCTACTGAAAGAAGGAAAGAAGCCACCTACCACCTAGGAGAAATGAATGACAGAGTACGTACAAGTAGGGGAAGTTCAGTCTTTTGAGGAGCACATAAGGAAAAGACTGAGAGAGCACTTAAACAATGCAGCCGACGACTTAGCCACCGGAGGCGCAACGGATTATGCCGACTACCGATTTCGGGTCGGTGTAATACAAGGACTTGCCATAGCAGAACGGGAGATCCTTGACCTAATCGAAATCGCAAGAAAGGCTGAAAGTTAACTATGACAATAGGCGCAATAGATCGGGGAGCTACCGAGGATGCAGTTGCTCAAGTAGACCCCATAAAGATGCCCGAACCTGCGGGCTACAAGATCCTCATCACCCTACCCAAGGTATCTGAACGACTCGGAGACTCAGGGTTGGTGTTGGCGGATAGCACTAAAAAAGCGGAAGAAACGGCGTCCTGCCTAGGGTTTGTACTTAGATTAGGGCCACTAGCTTATAAAGGTGCAAAGTTTGACGAGAGCGGCCCTTGGTGCAAGGAGGGCGATTTCATCATCATGCGTAACTACTCGGGAACCCGGTTCAAGATCGACGGGCAAGAGTTCCGGCTTATAAATGATGATCAAGTTGAAGCTGTAGTCGATGATCCTCGTGGTTATACCCGTGCGTAAGGAGAAATAAATGGCGAATGAAGAAATTGTGACCTCGCTAGAGGAAATTAATAACGACATAAAGGCCAAGGCCGAGGCCCAAGAGGCCACCCCGGACATCGACCCGGGGTATGAGGCGGCTTCGGCACAGGTGGCGGAGGTTAAGACTCAAAAGGAGGCCAAAGGTAAAAAGGCCCCAGAGTTTGAGATCGAGATCGTTGACGACACTCCCCCGGAGGACAAAGACCGTAAACCCATGAAGACTCCGCCCAAAGAGGTGGATGAGATTGATGCGGTTAACGATAAAGTCCAGAAACGCCTGGATGAACTAAAGCGGGCTTGGCACGATGAGCGCAGGGCAAAAGAGAAGGCAGCTAGGGAACAAGCCGAGGCTCTTGCGTACGCCAAGCAGGTACTGGACGAAAACAACCGATTAAAGACAAGGTTAACAGAAGGCGAAAAGATCCTGATTCAACAGGCTCAGGCTCGCACTGATGTTGCACTGCAGTCAGCCAAACGCAGTTTAAAGGATGCCCAAGAGTCTGGGGATGCTGACAAAGTGGCTGAGGCGATGTCGGAGATTAGCCGTGCCACGATGGAGCAGGAGAACTGGAAACGGTACCAGCCTCAGTACGAAGAATCACAAACAACTTTACAACCGCAAAATAATTCAGTAACTTACCCTCAAGTTGGACAGCAGTCACCGCCGCCTCCTGACGATAAAGCCATAGCCTGGTATAACAAAAATACTTGGTTTGGCGTCGATACAGAGCTAACGGCGATGGCGTATGCCCAACACGAGAATTTAATTAAATCTGGGGTAAGCCCCCAGAGCGATGAGTATTACGAGCGGATTGATGCTCGGCTTCGGCAAGTTTTTCCCGACAGGTTCGAGGATGCGACTTCTGAAAAAGAAGAAACACCAGAGCCTCCGAAGGTAGAAAAACGCCAACAGGCAACGGTGGTAGCACCGGCGACACGAACGACCTCAAGTAAAAAGATCACGCTCACCAAATCACAGGTGGCTATTGCTCGACGCTTGGGAGTCCCCTTAGAAGTTTATGCGAAACAAGTTGCTATGCAGGAGAATAGATAATGGACAGAATCGAACGTGCTTTGGAATCTCGTGAACGCGAAACACGCGATAAATCCGTTACTTATACTCCACCGCAACAACTGCCTGATCCTGATCCCCAAGATGGTTATTCGTTCCGTTGGGTACGTACTCATTTTATGGGACAGAGCGACGCTCGAAATGTAGCAATGATGCGTCGTGAGGGTTACGAGCCAGTTCGTCTGGAAGATCACCCTGAAATGGCATACATCGTAGATGATCCTTCTAAGTTAAGTGGAAATGTCGAGATTGGCGGCTTAATGCTTTGTAAAAACACAAAGGAACGTGTTGATGCAAGACAAGCCTACTATGATGAGTTGAACCGCAGACAGATTCAGTCCGTGGACAACAACTTCATGAGGGAAAACGATCCGAGGATGCCGCTCTTTACCGAGAAACGCTCCGAGGTGACTTTTAGTAAACGATAAACTCTTAGGAGATTGATATGGCAACAGTGCAAGCCCCTTATGGGCTACGTCCGATCAATCTGATTGGTGGTCAGTCATTTACGGGTGGTACCATCCGTAAATACGTAATGACCGTCAACAGTGCAACGGGCATTTTCTTTGGTGACGTGGTTAAAATTGCAGACGGCGAGCCTTCTGCTCTTACCACTACCCCCACCACTTCAACTGCTGGTGTTGTAGGTGTGGCTGTCGGTGTTTCTTACACTGATCCCACTCTGAAATACACTCAGTTTTCACAGTATCTTCCTGCGAACGCAGTGAACTCTGGATACACCAACATCTTGATCAGCGTTATTGATGATCCTGATCAGTTGTATCAAGTTCAAGCTGACGGTATCGTGACTCGTGCTGAAATCGGTAATAACTCTGCGCTGGGTAACTTCAGCAATGGTTCTACTACTACCGGTAACAGCAAGGTCAATATCTCGGCTACCACTGCTAATACCTCTACTCTTGCGGTACGTATCGTTGACCTCGTTGACGGCGCACCGACTTTCTCAACCCCCGGTGATGCGTTTACGGACTGTATCGTGAAGTTTAACTTCGGCGTACATTCGTATTACCAATCCGGCGGTAGCGGCTCGTAAGGAGATTCTAAATGGCTATTTCACGTTCCCAACTATTAAAAGAACTCCTGCCCGGACTTAATGCCCTGTTTGGTATGGAGTACGCTCGCTATGGCGAGGAGCATAAAGAGATTTATGCAACCGAGACTTCTGAGCGTTCGTTTGAAGAAGAAACCAAACTGTCTGGCTTCTCAGCCGCTCCGGTTAAGTCCGAGGGTGCTGCGATTGCTTATGACA